TCAGCAACAAGCTCGCGCTCAAGCTGGTGCAGGACACCGGCAGCGGCAAGCTGCTCCCAGGCTCGTTCTCGGACAGCGACCGCGAGTTCGTCAAGCAGATGACCACCTCGCTGAACAACAGCCCCGAAGCCAACCAGCGGCTCATCGCCATCTACGAGCGCACAGTACAGCGCGCGCAAGAGGCCGAGCTTGCACGGCAGGCGCATCTCGACACAAACGGCGGCATCTACCGCCCCACCATCCGTGGCGAGATCGGCCAGTTGAACAAGAAGTGGGCCGACGAAGACAAGGCTCGTGGTGAAGCAGAGGCGAAAGCCCCCGCTGCTGCCGCGCCCGCCAAGGCCAACACCAACACCTTCAAGACCAAATCAGGCGTAACCTGGAGCGTCCACTAAATGCCCACCCTCACGATTAACGGGAGGCAAGTTTCTGTCGATGACAGCTTCCTCAACCTCCCGCGTGAGGAACAGGACGCCACGGTCGAAGAGATTGCCAAGTCCATGCCTGCACAGGAGCCCTCGGGCGCCCTGGCGGGCCTCAAGCACGGCGTATCGCAGGTCGCTCACGGCGTCGCCGAGACTGCCAAGCAGAACTTCGGCGTCGGCGACGGCTTCGACAAGCGCGACCCCAACTACGTCCCCGCGGACCCGTACAAGCCGAGCCAGTGGGGCCAGCTCATCGCTGAGAACCTCCCGAGCATGGGTGGTGCCATCGCAGGCGGTAAGGCCGCAGCGGCCATGGCCCCCGGCAAGCTCAAGATCCCTGCAGCCCTCCTGGGCGCAACGGGTCTCGGCTGGCTCATGTCGGCCGGTGACACCATCAAGGAACGCGCGGCCAACAACGGCCACGACGAACCGACGCTGCAGGACAAGGTCATCGGCAACCTGACGTCAGGCGCGGCATCCGCGGCCGGCGCAGTGCCCGCTGCACGCCTTGTCCCTGGCCTCAACAAGGTGACCGGGGCAGGGGCCTCAGCAGCTGTCAACGCTCTCACGCGCGCCGGCACCACGGTTGGTACGGGCGTCGCTGGCGGCGCTGCTGCAGACCTCGCCAATCAGGTCGGCACCACGGCCGGCACCGATCAGGGCCTCACTGTTGATCCTTCGCGGGTCGGCGGCTCAGCCATCACTGGCGGTGTCATGTCAAGCGCCCTCGGATCGCCCGCGCTCGCTGGTGACCTCACGCGCGCCGCATCGCTCCGCAAGTTTGTCGGCGATAACGAAGCCGCGTCCAAGAACTACGCGACACGCCTTGAGGCGGCCGGTAACGGCGAACTCGGTAAGGCCAAGGTCGACGAGAGTGCTCACCAGCGCGTGCTGGCCGACCTCAAGTCCGAGCTGGGCGCCTCTGCCGCGAACGTCGACAAGCAGGCCACGCTCTCCCAGGAGGCCAAGAACTCGCTCAGCGCCCTCCAGCGCGGCGAGAAGGTCAACCCCGACGAGATCGCACGGATCGAACGCGAGGTCGCTGGTGCTCCTGACGGAGCGAACACGGCCTTGCTGTCCCGCACGTTGCACGTCGCCGACATGGCGGGCGAGCGCGGCGGCCACAGCAATCGCGGCTGGGCTGGCGGTCTGTCCGGTGTGATGGACAAGAACCTGGGCTTCCTGTTGAACCCCGCGCGTCTCGCGGGTGGTGCGGCAGCGACGGCCCTCGGCATGCATCTCCTCGGCACAAGCAACCCGCTGTTCGGCGGGGCGCTCGCCGGCACCTATGGCGCCGCGCGCATCGTCGACAACCTGACGGGCATGCGCTCGCCGGGTAAGACGTTCGCCGACCACTTCGCCGACCGCAACGCTCAGCTCCGCGTCCCCGCGCAGCAGCCCCAGGCTCCAACGCCCCCGCCGCCTCCTGGCGGTCAGGCTCAAGGCCCGTGGGGACCGAAGCCCCTTCCGCAGCAGTCCGTGCCCCAGGCAGGCCCGCAGCCCACCGCACCCGCGGCGCCGCAGGTCCCCCTGACGCCCGGTACACTCCCGTGGAAGGCGCCACAGGTCACGCAGCTCCCGAACATCAGCCCGATAGCGCTGAACAATCTGCAGCAGACACTCAAGGCTGGCCTTCCTGCAGCTCCCTCCGCGGAGCCCGCAGCACCGCCGCCCGCACCGCAGATCAACCCGCTCGACCTCCCGACCTCGATCACGAAGACCGCGAAGAACCTCATGGGCGGTCACGCCAAGGTTCAGGAGATCCGCGAGAAGGAGCAGGCACGCACCGCCGTCGCCGGCCTCCAGTCTCCTCTGGTGGAAGACGCGCCTCTCGACGTCACGCAGAACCCGATGGTCGGCAAGCGAGCCTCACAGCTCGTGAGCGCTGCCAACGCCCTGCGCAAGTACACAGGCGCTGACGTCGCCGAGCGTGAGCAGGCCCAGGCTGAAGCCCAGGCCGCGCGCGAAGAGAAGTCCGCCGCCAAGGAAGAGAAGCGTGCCCAGCGTGACGCTGAGCGCAAGGCTGAGAAAGAGAAGACCGCAACCGAACGTGCGCAGGCTATGGCCCAGCGCGCCCAGGTGAAGGCTGAAGCTGCCGCTGCCAAGGCCGAACAGGTCAAGCAGAAGGAAGCCGCGAAGGTCGAGCTGGCGAAAGCCAAGATCGAAGCGAAGGCCGCCACCGACAAGGTGAAAGCCGCTGCCGCGAAGGTCAAGGCACCGAAGGCCGCCCCTGAGGCGCCCGCGGAAGCCGACGTCTCCTACGAGCCGTTCTCTGAAGAGCATCTGTATCCCAAGGGCATTAGCCCGCAGGAGTATGCGCGCCTGGAGGCGTCCCGCAAGGGCACCGACAACGACGTGTATATCGCCAGGGCCGAAGCGTCCGAGCAGAAGCGTCAGGGTATCGCCCAGAGCCTCAAGGCCAAGTTTCCGAAGGAAGCTCACATCATCGACTGGCTACAGCGCGAGCTGCAGCGTGTCGGCACCAATCCCGCGCAGATCACCCGAGCGGTGAAGTACGCGCAGGACAACGTGAACGATGCCGGCCTCATGAAAGCATTGGACGCATTCAAGTGACAAAGACGCCCGCGAGGGGGGCCAAGAAGTACAAGAAGGTCCCCCTCTTTGGCCGAGTAGACAAGCGCCGCCAACCGCGTCCCGACATCAGCGCCCTCAAGAAGGCGCAGTGGGAAGACCCGGAGTTTCGCGCGCGTCATGCGGCGGCGATCAAAGCCTCGCACAAGGCCGACCCCACCAAACACTCTCGCGCAGGTGTCCCCACCGGGCACACGCGTGAATCCGTGGCGCCCCTCTGGGAGCGCGCACGCGAACTAGCAGACAGGTTTATCCAAATCATGAAGGACAAAGGCGAACTGCCTGAGTACGAGTTTGTCGATGTCACGGACGATGGTGACATTCACACCGTCAAGGTCCCGACCAGCGACATCGGTAAGGCCGAGGCTGCGCTGAAGGAATGCTTCGTGCTCGCGGTAGGCCCCAGCGATCAGAAGATCAAGATCCAGGCGATCAACACCATCCTCAACTTCACGAAATCGAAGCCCGAGAGCAAGTCCAAGCTGACGCTCAACAAGGCCGAGGACTTCCTCGACGAGATCCTGAAGGATGGATGAGCAGACGCTGACTGAGGGCCAGAAGAAGGCTCGCAAGCGGCTGTTCGACGACTTTGAGTTCTACGCGGCGAAGTGCATCAAGATCAGGACGAAGCAGGGTAAGATTGCCCCGCTCGTCCTCAATCGCGTGCAGAAGCGCTTCGTCAAGAAGTGCATCGCGCAGCTACAGCGCACCGGCCGCGTGCGCATGGTCGTGCTCAAGGCGCGCCAGCAGGGCCTCTCCACCGTCATCTCAGCTCTCCAGTATTGGTGGCTGTCGCAGCGTAAGGCCCAGAAGGGTCTCGTCATGGCCCACGAGGCCGAGAGCACCACGACGCTCTTCGACATGTACCGGCGCATCCATGACAACGTTCCCGACATCGTACGCCCTTCGACGAAGTATTCATCGCGATCAGAGTTGGTCTTTGACCGGCTTGATAGTGGCTTGCGTGTTGCGACTGCTGGTGGTCGTGGCGTTGCTCGGGGTGAGACGCTCACCTTCGCGCATCTCTCCGAGGTAGCGTTCTGGCCCACGGCCTTCGCTAACACCAACTTCAACGGCCTCGTCCAGGCAATCCCTGACGAAGACGGCACGTTCATCTTTCTGGAAAGCACCGCGCAAGGTGTGACCGGCAAGTTCTACGACATGGCCCAGGGTGCCGACAAGACACCGGGCGACAAGGACTGGAACGGCTACGAGCTGTTTTTCTCCGCGTGGTTTGAGTCCGACGAGTACCGAGACCCTGCACCTGCTGACTTCAAGCGTACGCCCGAAGAAGAAGACCTCGTAAAGGCCTTCTCCGATAAAGGGCTCACCTCCAACGACCAACTTTACTGGCGTCGTAAGAAGGTGGCAACGAACGGGCTCGACCTGTTCAAGCAAGAATACCCGGCGACCGCCGAAGAGGCCTTCCTCTCGACCGGCCGCCCCATCTTCAACAACGAGTACGTCACCGAGCGCCTTCGTACACCGAAGGCCCCCGAGACGATCATGGCTGTCGAAGAGACCTACGACGAGAAGAACGGCCGACCGCTGCCGCTGCGAGTGCTCCGTGAGCATGCCCGTGGTGAGCTTAAGGTCTACCGACCTCTCGACCCACAAGAGAGCTACGTGATCGGCGCCGACGTGGGCATGGGCCTGCGCCAGGGCATCAAAGGCAAGAAGGACGGGGACCCGAGTGTCGCCCAGATCCTCGACAGCCAGATGCGCCAAGTCGCCGTATGGCGCGGCCTCTGCCACCCCGACGTATTCGCGAAGATCCTTGAGACGCTGGGCTACCACTACAACAGCGCCACCATCGCGCCCGAGCGTAACAACCACGGCCTAGTGACCTGCGTGCAGCTGCGCGACAGCAACTATCCGTATCTCTACACAGAGCAGACGGAAGGCACGCTCGATGCCGACAAGGACACCATCAAGCTGGGCTTCTACACCAGTGAAGCCTCCAAGCCTCTGATCATCGACAAGCTCCGTGCGCTCGACCGTGAGCGCGAAATCGAAATCAACGACGAGACCACGCTGAAGGAAATGAAAACCTTCGTCGTGAGTGAGAACGGCAAGATGGAAGCCGAGGCCGGCACACACGACGACTGTGTGATGGCGCTCGCCATCGCCGCGTACATTCACGAGGGCAAGTGGCGCCCCGTTGAGGTCTCCGACGAGTTCTACTCAGAAGCAATTTAAAGGACAATGGCCAAGAAGCCAGCTATTCTAACGTTCGAGGAGATCTACGCCAAGGTCTCCGCGAAATCGACAAGCAGTGTTAGCTGGTTCGACAGCCGTCTCGCCCGAGAGCGTGAACGCGTCACCCGCTACATCAACGGCGATCTACCCAAGCGCACCAGTGAGGGGTCAAGCTCCTACGTCTCGTCGGATGTTTTCGACAGCGTGGAAATGCAGCGCTCTCAGCTGCTGGAGGTGTTCGCAGGCGGCGACCACATCGCGCAGTTCGATCCTGATCAGGACATGAATGCCGAGATGTGTCGGGTCGCAACCGAGTATGCGTCCTACGTCATCTTCCGCGCCAACCCCGGCTTCAACATCTTCAGCAGCGTCATGTACGACGGCCTCACGGCCCGTGCCGGCATCGCGAAGGTGTACTGGGAAAAGAAATACGACTACGCCGAGGAGACGTTCGGTCCCATCTCGTATGAGGACGCGCACGCTCTGGCCTCCCAGGACGACGTTGACGAGTTCAACGCCGACCTCGATCCGGCCACGGGCGGCTTCTCGGGCACCCTGACGCGCAAGAAGG